TGTATGGTCTTGATGTGTGGATTACACTAAACAAGAACGCTTCAAACTCAGCAGCAGTTAACCCATTAGGTGGTAACTGTTTCTACAATGACACAAATGGTGATGGTAGTGGTTCAACGCAAGTTCTTTCTTTCGCAACTATTTCAGGTGCGTTAAAGAGAATGTATGATAACCATGCACCAATGAAACAACCTGTGTTGGCAGTTTCTCCTGCACAATTATTAGACCTTAACAACGAGCTTGTTAAAGGTACAGTTGATATAGCAGGAGCAATCATTCCTAGAGATAGAAATGTTGCAGGTATAGATATTGACACAATCGTAACCCCATTCGGTTCAATCGGAATGATGGTTGTCGACCCTGATATCCTACCTGACAATACTGCATTCATCTTAGACCTAGCTTACATACAACCAGTATTCACCAACATCCCAGGATTTGGTACTGTGTTTGTTCGTGACTTAGACCAAGATGCAAACGCTAGAATTGGTAAAGCAATTTATATGGAGATGGGATTCGAGTTCGGACCTCCTTCATATCACTGCAAGATTCAAGCAGTATCGTAATTTAAAATTGAAGATTAGGGTGGAACTCCACCTCCACCCTTTTCTTCTGCTATAGTGAGGAAGATATGATTAAATCAAAACAAGCCTTAATAGACCAATCTGCAGATGCAAGTAATTCATTAGGAGTAAAAGCTGAAGGAATGTTGCTTTGTGCTATACAATTTCCTGCAGCAATGACAGGAACTGCTGTTACATTTGACTTTGCACTTGATAACAGTTCATGGGCAGATGTAAAAGAAACAGATGGAACTGAAGTAAGTTATACAGTTTCAGCAGGAGATGTTGTAAGAGTTGACCCATCAGGTTGGGCTTTTGCAAGTAATGGTTACATTAGAGTTACATCAAATGGTAGTGAAGCTGCAGATAGAGCAATAATATTACACTTTAGACATAGTTAGGAGCAACAATGAGTATGCTCTTAATACTTAAAGAGGGAAGAAATCTTGATATAGAGAGTATTCCTGACCAACCATTAGAACCTTCATTTCCTATTGTTAATGCAACAATAACAGCAAATGATGGTTTATTTGCGTTAGGTGCATTCGGTCAAGCGATATTTGCTGCTGAATTAGTAGAGGAAGGTGCAGCTTAATGAGTACAAATATACAAGGATTAGTTGATAGAATTTACAGAGAATACCTTGAACCTATGGATGACTTAACATCTTACACAACATTAAATGAGGGTTCAGAATTAAGTGCATCAGATACAGAAATTACATTTAATGGTGACTTACTTACACAAGAAGAAGAAGATGCCATGGATGCAGGAACAATTATAGAGTGTGGAAAAGAACTAATGCGTTGTGTTTCTTTAGATACAGTTGGTAACAAAGTTACAGTTGTAAGAGGTGTAAGAGGAACTACTGCTACCACACACGCAGATGGTAGTGTTTTAAAAATAGCACCACCTTTTCCTAGGAAAGTAGTTTTTGATGCAGTTGTTGACCAAATAAATAATTTGTTTCCTACTTTATTTGCTGTAGAAACACAATCAATAACCACAGGAACAGGATATACGCTTTTAGGAAGTTTTGATGCACCAGGAACACACAACTACATTGTTTCAATACTTAGTGCAATATCACAATACACAGATTTTAGTTCAGGTGCAGACACAACTGCTGTCAACTTTTCACCTGTAACTTGTTCACTTGTTGAATTACCTAATCCTTTTACATACACAGATAGTGATGGTGTATCAAGAACAATTACATACTCCACAGGTCCTTCTACTGTACACGCAATACAGTTTGCAGGTATAGCATCAGGTCATACAGCACATGTAACATTTAAAAAAAAGTTTATAGAACCAACTTCTGAATCAGATACATTAGCAACTGTTGGTTTAGAACAAGAATACGAACCTATAATTATGGCAGGTGTTGCAGCACAATTAATGGCAGGTAGAGATATACCTACAGCTACAGCAGATTATATAACAGACCAGTTAGCAGTATCTAATTTTCCTGTAGGTAGTTCTAATAGTGTAAGAAATTCTTTGTTGCAATATCAACAACTACTTATAAATCAGGCAAGAAAATTTTTAAGAGCCAAATATCCTGAAGCAGTATCAGTTGATGGAATGGTGTTTGGAATACAGGCATAATGCCTAGACTTACAACACAAGCAGAGGAAAGTAATCCTAAAAGAAAAGGTTATGACTTTCGTGTAGACAATCAATTATATAGAAGTGCTATTGGTCCTGGTAGAGAAATGACAATACAGTCTTCGGATGTTGCTGATGCTAGTGTTAATGTAAGACAAAATCCTGAAGACTTTACATCAAACATAGGTCGTATATATTCAAGAAATGATTTTAGTGGAGGTTCTAATTTAGATAATGCTCATAAAGCAAATGGTAATCCTAATGATGTACGAAGATTTTGGGATAGTCAAGGTGTTGATGTTTTTAATACAGATTTAGGTAAAGGTTACAATGTACAATTACTTCACACTACAGAAAAAGAACAAGCATTATCTTCTGCTGTAAGTCACATGGCAGTAGTAGGTACAAGAATATATGTATCTGATGATGAAACATTATACAAATCAGATGATGGTGGAGATACATTTAGCACTGTAACAGAGGGTTTGACTGCAGGTTATCAGATAAAAGGTTTAGCTGCACATGGAGATTTATTATATATAACAGCTAATAATGGTTCTGCAGGTGAAATAGAAACATTAACAAGTGGTGGAACATCTACACAAAAAATGTCTGCTGCTGTTTATGACAAAATATTTTCTGTTAAAAATACTTTCATTGTAACCATTGGAAATGCTTTGCATCAGTATGATGGAAACACAACAGTCAGCTCTGCAATAATTACACTGCCATCAGGTCAAACATTTACAGATGTTACAGATGCAGGTGCAGTAGTTTTGGCAACAGCAACAGATGGTAGAATATATTCTTTAAAAGATGTTTCAGGAACACTTACTCTTAAAGGACAAACAGAAATATCAGGTGAACAACCAACATGTATTATTGAATCGCAGGGAATAATTTTTTATGGTACAAAAGAACTACAAACAGGTAGCAAAGTTATTGGAAGATTATATCGTGCAAATTTGAGAGTTGCAGATGACTTATATGTTTTAGCAGAAAATCAATTAATAAAACAATGGGATGTAGATGGTATAGATAATTCACCTAATGCTTTATTTACAACAAGAGATAGTGTTTATACAGGTATAAAAGAATCAGGAAGTACAAGTTTTTTGTGGAGATATTATTTACCTACAGCAGGTATAGCTAGATACTACAAAGCTAGTGCAGGAGGAACTGTTAATAATATTGTTAATGTTAATGAAAAGTTTTTATTTACTGTAACTTCTGATGGTGTTTACCAACAGACTAATACATTTGAACAAGAAGGATTTATTATAGCAGCTCCTGCAGATTTTTTTACTGCTGAAAATAAACAATTTGTAGAAGCAAGTGTTGAAGTAGAAGAGTTATCAGATGGTAATACTGTTGAGTTACATTTATCAAATAAATATGAATCTATAAATGATAGTAATGATTCTACTTGGGATTTAGAAGTCAATGCAGAATCAGGTGTTGGTGAAGAATTAGTGCAGCTACAAAGAGTAGCTAGGTATGTAGTGGTAAAAGTTGTTTTAAAATCTCCTACGCAAGTAAGCACTCCAAAATTTAAAGCATTTAGAGTAAGAGCATTAGCAAGACCTGAACTTGTAGTTGTACAAATACCTGTAAACATATCTGACAGAGTAGAAAGACCATTTAGAAAACCAATACTTGTTAGAAACTTAGGTGAAACAATATACCAATCACTGAAAGATAAAGAAGGAAACGCTGTAACTTTAGAACTTTATGACCCTGCAGAAATAGTAAGAGGTGTTGTAGAAAAAATAAGTTATCCAATACAAAGTAATCCAAATGTTGGCAGCGTAACACAATATGCTATACTCACTGTCAGAGGTACAAGACAACAAACCTTTAGCCAAGTAACATCAGGAGATATTTTCGGTGTAAAAGGTTTAGGAATAATGAGATTTGGATAATAAAATAGTATATAATGGAGAGATATGGTAGCAAGAGAAACTAATTTAGTAAACGCTTTTGAAACTACATTAGCAGCACAACTAGCAAGTGGTGGTACATCAATTAATTTAACTGATGACCCAGGTGTAGATGCACCTGTATATTTAGTTATAGACCCTGACAATGACAGTAACAGAGAAGTTGTTCTTTGGTCATCAGGAACAAACCACGCAGCAGCTACTGTAACTAGAGATATAGATTCAAAGCATGGAACTGACCCAACACACGCTTCAGGTACAAAGGTCAGATTAGCTGTAGTAAAACAACATTTTGATGAGGCACATGATGCTATACAACAAGGTTTCGTATTAGAAGATGGTGATGGTACAGAGGTTACAATTAATCCTGCTGTTGCATCAGGAGTTTA